GTCAATTTTTGGCACAGTATTCTCCCGGTTAATTTGCACAGTATTCTCCCGGCTAATTTGCACAGAGTATAATCTCTCATAATATAGCACAGGCTGTTTTGTATGTCAACGACACAAGCGTCATTGGCATACAGGCACAATCAAAGGCGTTTTAAAATGACAATTGACAAAGAAAAATCTTGTTTTCTCCCTGAGCGTGTGTGCTGGCGAAGTTAAAGGATGAAGGTTTGATCATAGACAAATAACCCCCTATTATAAACCTGCCTTTGAAGTTAAAAGGTCTTGTAGGCGCTCTATAGGCTGTATACACCTAAAATGGTTTGTATAGGGTTGGATGGGGTCGGATGGGGTTGGATACGGAAAAACAAAAAGAACGCCTTAAAAGCAATCGCGCAAAGTTTCGCGTACATAAAAAAAGCCTGGTCTTGTATAGAGACCAGGCTTTTGTGTTGTTTGGTTGTTATGATACTTTTGTTAGCGTTACGGTTTGTCTTTCGCCGTCAAGTTGGAAATCACGTTTCCACATTTCTTTTTTCTCAACCTGGTACCACGAATGTGATATTACATTGTGTGGATTTAGAAAACAGCTTGTTACCACTCTTTTTGCCTGTTTTTGGTCGCTGGCCCGGAAAGAATAACTCAAGCCATTGCATATTACTTTATATGTATTCATGTTTTTTTACTCCTTCTTGTTTAGTGTAAACCAATTAAAATTGAAACGCCATTGAATTTCTCACTGCCACAGGCGTGGCGACCTTTTGCGCAAAACTCACATTTACCTGGACAAGCAAAATATTTGTCAATGCCATTATCCACAGCGGATTTTTTTAAGCTGGCCTTATATTCTGTTGTCCCATATTTTCCTACAACAGACTTTTCCACAGGCAATGCTACAAAGTCTCCACGCGTCACAGAAAGCTTTTTGATACGTTTTTCTGTTCGTTTGCTGTGATTATGTCCAGAGCTTAGGTTCAGCTTGTAATTTTTCGGCAAGTCTCCTTTATATCCCAAAAGTTCAAACCACGACTTAGAATATCCATAAGCTTGTATATCTGGTCTATTCTTCAGAAGCTCAAACCAAAAGGTCACAGAGTCTAAACTATCGAAATCACCATCCACGTACAAACGCATAATAGATTTTTTTGGCAATGCATAAAAAGCATCAACTAAATGTCTTGATTGCGTTAAAATCAGTATTGTGTTCTGGACCTGCCGCAAAAACGCACATGGATATCGCCACGACTTAAGCGAATAACAAAATGTTGCACAGATACCGGCACCTGGACACGTAACAATCGGCAAAACAGAAAAAGACCAGAAAGGAAGTTTCTTGTTGCCCTTGGCAAAGATGGTGAACGGCGGGAGCTGCGAAGTATCTTTAAGCCATTCTAACAATTTCCAAGCGTTATGTTTCCACGTAGAATGGTGGGCAGACTTTTGTGCAATACGTGATAAATGCCATCGCAAAAACCCAAGGTTCAGTTCTCGAACTGCATAAGCAAGATTTAAGCACAGTTGACGCATCATAACAAACCCTTTAAATTAAATGTGAACGCAACAAAAAGGTCGTGACTTGTTAGCGCAAGTCACGACCACATCGATCATTTTTCTTCCCCCTGGTTAATTGGTCTACAATAGCTTGTAATTTATTACAGCCCATGTAATAGCCAGTATTTTCACCCGACAAGATCAATTCCAGCATGTGTGTTATAATTGCATGGTTATCTTCTATTACCTGATTTTCAGCCCGTCTTTTCATAAAAGCTTGTTTTCGTTCTTCCCATGTTTTCATGCCTGTTAACCCCTATCTTTAAATTCAATTTCGATGCCTAAACGGCTCGCATCGCCAACAGTGATTATGATGCCCCCTGGATGTTCGTATTTTGTCGAAACATCTGCATCTACTGGATAAATTCCGTCAGAATCGAGCCGTGTTACATGTTCTCCCGATTCGATAAAAAACAGACCGATGTTGCCCTGGCTGTCCTGGCGTCCAAAAATTTCATTCAGCTGTGTCATCTTAAACCCCTTGTTATGGTGTATGCTGTTGTCTTTTATATATCCAACGAACCATTATTAGAATGCCAAAGCTCTACTTCGTCGATGTGAACCCAGAGACAATTTGCGATTCTTATATTTCCCGTATCTAACTCCCAAGCACTTACAGCATCGCGCCAGTCCTCAATTATTTCACACGTAAAAGACCCGTCATCACCATCCACAGCTGCTGTATATACTCGCGAGGCTCTGTCAGGGTCGCTATATCCCAAACCTGACAATATGCTTTCTTCATAAGATTGCCAGTACTCACTTGATAAAAACCAGGTCATCAAACGAGCGTTTCGTTTTGCGTTGCGTAAATATCTCATTGTTTACCCCTTGTTTGTTGGTGTATGCTGCTGGCTTTCATTGCTTGTCTTGCCAATATACGTATATATAATACGTAGGTCAAGACATATTACACCCCTTGACAGATTAAACCTGATTTCATACATTTATACCGTAAACTACCGAGAAAAATGTTCCGAGGCGATTATTCATTATATAGTGAAAGTGATGTGATAACCTACCAACTAAACGGATTTAAGCGCCTTTACAAGGCTACAGGATACACGTTTAAAGAGTTTTCCGAACATTCAGGCGTCAATATCAGGACTATTCAAGATGTGGTGTATGAAAACACGAAAGTCACGTCAGGAACAGCCGTAAAGCTTGCGTGTGCGCTGGAATGTTCGGTTCCTGATTTAGTCAAGCCGCCGTCTCTCAAGGGAGCCCTGGACGATATCGTAACAGAGCTAAGGCTGTATCGAATGTTTGTTGAGCAGGTGTATGAACAATATGGTGAGAAATTACCAGAAATTGACTAAATAGCCAAGTCGGTGTAAAGTATAGAGATAGCATGTTTATATGTGATCACGTGTTCATATATGAACAGTCATGTGTTCACATATGAACAAGTGATCGAATATGAATGTTCAAATACGATCACTGGCACGGCGAATTTGCTATTGAATCGAAGCGATTTTAATTACCCGCCCCCCCAGTACAGAGTAAAATAGGGTTGTTCCCCGGATTTGTTTTTGTTCCCCATCGGTATTCGGTGTATTGTTCACGTCTTGTCTCACTGTAGGCAAGACCGAAGGATGGGTAACGGGCTTTATGGTGATGGAAGTGGTAACGATTTTCTCAGTATTTCATGGTAGGTAGGATATGGTGACAGAGCGTAGTGTTTGTGCTTTACGCAAAGAGCTTTATGATAGGGTTAGGGTGGGTATAGATTATCAGTTGTTTCAACTTGCTGAGATAGAGTTTAGATATCCGCGTGTGTATTGGGAATTGCGGAAGACACTTGATGTATCAAAGGATGCTGGCAATGGAATTAGCGGTTCATCAGCGTAAGCAATTGATGGAGTATATCAACAGTGGCAGTGTTACGGCATTGCAGCGTTATTTTAATGATGCGACTGCTGGTTTTGCACAGTTGGTGCGTATTGCTAATGGTGAGCCAAGAGTCAGTGTGGATAAGAAGGGTAGCGAGATTAGGGAGTATCCGAGTTTTAATGAGCAGATTCAGGCGGCTAAGTTGATGATGGATAAGAGTATTCCATCTTTGAAGGCTTCTCATGTTACGCAGCATCATGTTTCTCATAAGTTGGAAGATGTGGATGCTTCTGGTTTGGTTGATGAGTTGAATGAGTTGACGGCAGTTGCTGAAGCTATGAAGCGTAAGGAGTCGGCATAAATGGAAGATATCGAGTCATTGAAGCGGCAGATTGCAGAGTTGAAGGGTTATATATATGCCCAGGGTGGTCGTGATGACTTGATGGCTTTTACTCGTGCGATGATGCCGACGTATGAATGTGCTGCGCATCACAGGTTAATTTCTGATAAGCTGATGGCTGTGGAGCGTGGAGAGATCAAGCGGTTGATGATATTTATGCCGCCACGCTCTGGCAAGTCTACTTTGGCATCTATATATTTTCCTGCGTGGTTTATAGGTAAAAATCCTACCAAGCAGATCATCACTGCTTCTTATAGTGGTCGTTTGAGCGAAGATTTCGGCAGGAAAGTAAGAAATACGATATCTGATCCAGAATACGGCAAGATTTTTAGCGAGACGCAGTTGGCACAGGATTCTAAGGCTTCTAACCGTTGGCATACCAACAAAGACGGTGTTTACATGGCCGTAGGCGTGCAGGGTGCCACTACGGGACGGGGAGCAGACCTTTTTCTTATCGATGATCCGATAAGAGATGCTGCGGAAGCAGATTCGGAGCTTATTCGTGACAAAGTATGGGATTGGTTTGCTACTGTTGCTTATACCCGTCTTCAGCCTAATGGCGCTATTGTCGTGGTGCAGACGCGATGGCATGAGGACGATCTTAGCGGAAGATTGCTGGAAGACATGAAAAATGGTGGTCAGCAGTGGGATATTCTTCGTTTGCCCGCCATTGCGGAGTATGACGATGTGTTGGGACGGGAAGTGGGAGCAGCACTGTGGCCGGAGTGGTATTCTTTAGAGACTTTGGAAGAGACACGGAGAATCCTTTCAACGCAGGGTGGCAACCGCTATTGGAGTGCGATGTATCAGCAGAACCCTGTCCCTGATGATGGTGAATTTTTCAACAGAGAATGGATAAACTATTACGAAGAGCGTCCCAAGACGAGTTCTTTGACGATATATGCGACATCTGACTATGCCGTAACAGACAAGGGGGGTGACTATACCGTCCATATGGTCTTCGGCATCGACCAGGAAGCGAACATATATGTTTTGGACTGTTACAGGGCGCAGAGTTCTTCTGATGAGTGGGTAGAAGTACAGATTACGATGATGAAGGAGTGGAAACCGTTAGAATGGGTAGGGGAAAGGGGACAGATAGAGTCGTCGGTAGGGCCATTTCTTCGTCAGATCATGAAAGAGCGCCGTGTTTATTGCAACATCAACAGTTTGCCGAGTATCCAGAGCAAGGCACAGCGAGCACAGAGTATCAGGGGAAGAACGGCTATGGGTAAGTTGTATTTTCCCAAACATGCCCACTGGACTGATGATGTCGTCAGTGAGATGTTGCACTTCCCACATGGTAAGAATGATGATGCGGTAGATTGTCTGTCTTTGATGGGCAGGATATTAGATACGACGTGGAGCAGGGGATTTGGTGTTGTAAGACGAAAAAATACGGACTTACGATATGGTGCAAACATCATAGAAGGTGCTCGTCAGGCAGAACTTAATGTCATGGAGTTGGCATGAAAACTGAAGAGATAGAGCAGTGGCACAAGAAAATAACGCAGCGCGAGAAGTGGATGAAGGAAAAGCGCGTAGTATGGGACGAACTGTTCTGCCGGTACAACCTTGACCTTTCCGTAGCAGGTA